TCATTTCACGACCCGCAGAGCCCCGAACTCCAGCGCATCCGCGGCCTTCCGCAGATGCTGCGGAGAGAATCGCGCATAGACGCTGGAGGTGATCTGCACGTTCGAGCGGCCGAGATATTGGCTGATCTCGTCCATGGGCACGCCGGCCTCGGCCATGTGGACCGCGGCCGTGTGGCGCAAGGTGTGCAGCGTCACGTCCGACAGGCCGGCATTGGAAACCGCCCGCAGGAAGCCCTTGCGGATGCACTTGACCGGCCCGCCCGCCCACTCGATCACATGATCAGACAGCGCGGCCGCGCGGGCGGATGTCAGCGCGGCGCGGAGTGTGTTGTTGATCGGCACCGTCGCCCGGCCTTTCCGCGGCCCCTCGGCTTCCACCCGCAGCCGGATCTGCCCACGCTCGAGGTCAACCCGATCCCATGTCAGCTCCAGCACCGCACCGACGCGAGCCGCCGTCGTCAGCAGGACGGTGATCGCCAGCTTTATGTGGGGCTCGCACTCGGCCTCCATCAGCCTCGAAACCTCGGCGTGCGTCAGATAGCGGTCGCGCGGCGCCGGCTTGGCTGGCCTCTCGATGTGCGGCGCCACCTGGATCAGGCCGCGCTTGGCCGCCCAGAGCAGGCATGTCCTCAGGTGGCCGAGCTCCGTCCAGACGGTGCCGACGGAGACCGTCTTGCGCCGTGCCTTGGTGTAGCTCCGGCAGGCTTCCGGCGTGATCTGATCGGGCCGCAGCGCGCCGAAATGCGGCAGGACCGCGTTGCCGCTGGACCGCATGTTGCGCTCGACCGGGCGGCCCTTGCGATCGGCAAGATAGGCCGCCCACAGGTCTCGGACGGTCGTCGCCCCGGAGGGCAGGGTCTCCCTGCGGATCCGGTCTAGCGCCTCGACCTCGGCTTCCGCTCGCGTGCGTGCGTCAAGACGATAGCGCCTTCGGGCTCCATCCTCCCACCATGAGACGACGAACCGCCCGTTGAGGCGGCCGATCCGATACTCGCGCATTCGTAGTCCTCCACTGATCGTGCTGGGATTCGGATCATGCGTCCCACCCTGAACCCGGACAAGCGGCCGGACTTGACCAGCTGGCGCACGGTCTCGGCCGAGCAGCCCCAGCGGTCCGCCAGCATGTCAGGGGTGAAAGGCCTCGTGTCGCTCATGCCTGCCTCCTTTCCCGGCGCATCCGCGCCATGTCCCTCATCGTGATCTCGACAGCTCCAGCGGCCACGGACCGATCCCACGGTAGGATCACGCCACGGCCTCCTCTGCGGCCCATCCGCTCCACTGATCGGCGCAGGCCTCGGCCACGCCCTCGAAGGTGCGGCTGCGGAATTTCCAGCGGCCGGGCCCCGGCGGCGCGCGGTGGACGGCCGACCAGCGCTTGTGCTCGGGCGTGCCGGGCCGGGGCGGCGTCAGCCGGTCAGTGGCGGCGAGCCGCGGCAGGCCGCGCAGATAAAAGCTCGTCGCCTTGAAGAAGGGCTCGCCGAACCACCAGGGCTGCACCGTCTGCGGCCGCGGCAGATCTGCCGGCAGACGAGCTCGCGCGTGCGGGTTCATTACCGGGTTTTCGACCGCCACGCGCGGCACCGGCGCCTGCCAGCAGGCCGCGAACAGCGCCGCCCCGCGGTCAAGGTCGGCCCACAGGAAGGCCAGCCGCTCCTCGCGACCCATCCGGGCGAAAGCCTCGCGCTCCGCCGCCGCATAGGTCTCGGGCAGGCGCTTCGAGGGCTCGTGCAGCCACCGGACGCCACTGTTGCAGAGCCGCGTGCAGGGGGGGTGCGCCACGATCAGCAGATCCCAGCCGTCGGCCAGATGGTCGCGAACGTCGCCCACGATGTGGCGGTTCGACCGATCCTCGGCCGGCAGCAGGTCACAGGACCACACGTCATGCCCGCGGGCGGAGAAGGCCCGACGCATCACGCCGGATGTCTCGCAGCCGATCAGGATGCGGAGGGTGTCAGCCATGCTGCGCCTCCGGCAGATACCGCAAGGCGGCAGGCGACACGTTGCGCGCGAATGTGGGGAGGCTGCTATGCCTGGGGGCCGGACGACCTACAGGTCTTGCGTGTCCGGCGCGGATGACCCCTCGCGCCCTGGGGCGCAAGCACAGGCTAGTAGCGCAGGTGGGTGCTGCCGATCCTGCGGGGGAGGGTGGGAGGTTCAGTAAGTTGATGAGTTTATCTGCTCGATAGTGCATGTATGCACCAATATTGGTTAAGTAAGCGCTACCACTTTCGATTGAATCAAAAGCCGGACAAATTATCCAAGGATCAGCCATTGGCGTGCCCCTCGATCACTTGCGGCTCCCGCCGGCCCCGTGCTGGAGCCTCGAGGGTCTTCACGGCCGTCAGATAGAGGCGGACCCCGTTGAAGATCTGCTTCGCCACGGCGGCGCGGGCGAGTCCATCGGCCGGGCTGATCTTGCCCGCACGCATGTTGCGCAGATCCTCGGCAAGGCCAGAGATCATGCCATGCAGCCCGAGGCTGTCGGCTACGGGGGTCGAGGCGTAATCACGCGGTTCCATAGTGCCTCCTGTAGTGCTGGTGGGCCGCCTCGGTGTGCAGGGCCTCCGCGAGCGCGGAGAACACAGAGAGAAGACGCCGGTCCCGGAAAGCCCCGGGCGCGGGAATGACGGTCCCGAAGGTCTGCTCGCACCAGCGGCAGACCGGCTCGACCGGCCAGCACTGCACCGGTCCGGGCCAGCGGTAGTCGCGGTGCTCTCCGCAGATTGCGCAGGTGAAGGGGCGCGGCCGGTCAGGACAGATGGGCATGCGCCACCTCGGCGGGTTTCGGGTTGCAGATCGGGCACGCGACGCCAGCCCGGATCTCGGTTTCTGTCAGGTCAAAGAGCCATCCCTCATCGTGGCCGCAGCGGGGGCAGACGAAGTGCCCGCCCCGCGTTGTGCGCCAGCCCGGTTTGAGACCAGGCGCCTGGCCGACGTCGGCGGCGCGCATCATCACGCGCCGCGGGGGGCGCGGCTTGCGGAAGCCGAAGAGGTCGAGAACTGCCTCAGCCATGGGCCACCTGCTTCGGGAAGTCCTCAGGGTCCAGCCGCTCGCCGCGTTCCAGAGCGGCCGTGGCGCCCTTGGGCGTGAGGATGAAGACGGGATCTCCACCAGAAAGCACGGTGGCACGGCATTTCCTGGCAAAGCCATCCGCGACCATGGCCGCCCATGCGTCGTAATCAGCAGCGCCGGGCCCGGTGACGAAATGATTGCGGTAGCTCTGCTGGCGCCTGTTCGGCAGGCCGAGGGCGTGACGGGCAAGCTCAATCTGGTGCTGGCTCATGTCACCCATCGGCCACCCCCACCACCTCGTGCACGCGCTCGGCCGTGCAGCCGAGGCGCTGCGCGATCCGCCGGGCCATGCCGATCCGGTCAACGGGCATGGGGTGGCCGCCCGGCAGGTGCGGGGACACGGCGGCGACGGCTTCGGCCCAGGCGGAGAGGATCTCGTCGCGCGCGACGGTGTCGATCTGGTCATGATCGAGCATGCTCAGTCCTCGCCCCAATACGACATGTCGGCGTCGGCGCAGGCTTCCGGGCCATCCTCGCGCTGGCCGTCATCGGCCCAGTAGCTGGGCGCCACCTCGCGGGCGTAATCGGCGATGGACGAGCCATCGTCGAAGGTCGGGCCCGCGACCGAGACACACCGCGCCACGAAGGCCTCGATGAATTGCTCCTTCGTCATGTCACCCGCGCTCATGGCCGGCCTCCGTGCGGGCGCCATGGCAGGCGCAATAATCGTCGGCGCCGAGGCAGCGGCAGTGCGGGCGGCGGGCTTGGCGGACGATGTCCTGATGGAGCTGATGCAGGAGGAGATCGGTGGCGGGGATGAGGGTCATGGGGGCTCCTGTATCCTCGGAGGAAGAGGCCCCGGCCCGCAGGCCGGGGAGTTGCGACGGGAGGATGCGCGGATTGCCCGCCGCGCCGGGGTCGCGTCAGGCCCGCTCGGGCTCGCCGCGGAACAGCGGCAGGCCGGTGGCCTCCGTCGCCTCGTGGAGCGCCTCCTCGATGGCGTCTTCGAGGGCGATCTCCGCGTTGTGGAGCGAGAGGATGAACTTCACCTCGGACCCCGCCTTGCGGTAGCGGAAACGGACCGGGATGCGGTAGGCCGCGCCGCGGTCGAAGATCGGGATTGCGATCATGAACAGGTTCGGGATCTTCAGCGGCTGGCCGTCCGGCTCGCGGTGCTCGTTGATGAACTGGATCGAGGTCTCGCCCGTGTCGCGGTTGAGGGTCGCGATCAGGTTGCTGACCTCGTGCACCTGGAAGCTGCGCGAGAGCTGGACCAGCGTCTGATACTGGCCGAAGCGCCCGTTCAGCTGGCGCGCGACTTCGATCATGCGGACCTCCCACGGCTCGACGTTCGCCGCGCCGATGTGGCCGTTCAGCAGGTTCGGCGTCGGGTCGAGCAGGTCCTTCGCGTTGGCCTCGATGAACTCGCCGAACTCGGCCTTGTCGAGCGCCTTGTTGTTGACGCCAGTCCAGAGCTTCCACTCCTTCGACATCGGGAAGGTGTAGAGCGCCCGGTGCCGGCAATGGCTGGCCTTCGGATCGCGGGTCTCGTGATCCATGACCGGCGCGCCCGCACCCATGTAATCGGCGATGCAGGTGAGGCTGGGGCTCGCGCCGATGTCGGCGAAGAGGGCCGAGGTCTCGCCCTTGTGCCGGTTCGCCCAGGCGATGAGGCTGGCCAGATCCTGCAGCTTCGCCGTGCCCGCGCGGCGCCACGGCTGGAGCTTCGTCGCCAGCTTGTCGATAGCGTCTGTCAGGTCGACGTGGCGCATGTCGTCGGGGATGGCGTAGTGCGAGGCGGCGGGCGCAGCACCCGGCCGGTGGCTCAGGATCTCGACCGGCTGCGCCATCTTCGGCAGCACCTCGTCCAGCGCCGTCTCGAGCACGTTCTTCGGGATGTTCTCGTCCATCTTCTGTCCTTCTCGGGGTTACTCGTCCGCGCCGGGCGTGCGCAGCTGGCGCCGGCCGGCAACCTCACGGATCTCCATCCGCGACTGGTTGGGGTTCGCGATGGTCAGTCCGCCGCCGTCGGCGGTCCACGCCGTGGCCTTCGCCTTGGGCGTCTTGGGCTTCGTGACCTTGTGCTCGATCGCCAGATCGATCTGGCCGAAGCGATCGGTCGTGTAGCTGATGGTGATCTGCAGCTTGCCGCCCGCCTTCGTGCCGTAGGCCTGGCTGAAGTTGACGATCTCGGAGATCAGGTCGTCGTTCTCCTGCAGCAGCAGCGGCTGATACTGGCCGTTGTCGGCCAGCGAGACGATCTGATCGAGGGTGCGCAGTTCGCTCATGGGTTTCCTTTCGGGCGGCGGCGCGGGTTGCGGGTTCGGTAAGGCGTTCATCTGCTCCTCTCGGCTGCACCTGGAGCCGCCCCGGGCGCGGAGCGGCCGAGCTGCAGCCGCGTCATGAGGTGCGCAGGATCTCGGGAACCTCGGAGGCGAGCACGCGCCAGGCGCGGCCCGTCTTCTTCTCGTAGGCAGCCCAGCCGGTGCCGCCCTCTGTGCGATAGAAACCGAGTTCCATGCTCACATGCCCCGCATGGCCGCGGCCTGCGCGCGCATGGTCGCGGCCACGTCGGTGGCGTGGGCCCAGAGCACGGTGGCGATGAAGAGGCCCCCGAAGAGCACGAGCATCCCGAAGAGGAAGCCGGTGAGGTTCGGACCCGGGCGCGGCTTCGCCATGACCGGCCGCGGCACCGCACGGTGCAGCGGGCGGCCCATAGCGATGGCCAGCTCGTGATCCGACAGGAGACGGCTGGCGGCCTCGCGGATCTCGGGCGTGGGTGCATGCTCGGCGCGATGGCGGGCCATATTGAGCGCGCGGGGAGAGAGGGGGAGATCCTGTTTCAATGGCTCCGAGAGCGGGACCGGATTGGCGTCGGAATAGCGGAAGGCGCGGACGGTCACGACCGGGCCTCCCGATACTTGCGGTGGATGGCGGCACGCTGCGCTGCCACCTCCGCGCCGCCGTCGGCGCCGATGAGCCACGCGATCGCGCACACCAGCGCCATGGCGGCGATGAGAAGGAGGCCGGTCAGGGCTAAGGTCAGGAGGGTCAAGGGGAGGCTCCCATCTAGAGACGATGGGAGGTACAATGTTCGGTAATAATACCGTTGTCAATAAGATATCGGTAATAAAACCGTGCCAGCATCAGCTACGACGCGCCGCAGGGCTAGTCTCCAATCATGCCACCATCGGGGGGGACATGAAGGGCACGGCGCGGGGCGGGGTTCCACCGGCCCCATGGCGGCTCGCCTATCCGGCCAGCTTTTGGAAGACCTGCAAAGCTGGGTCGAGCCGGATAACTGAAGCAGCGCTGGCGATCAGTTGCAGCTCGGGCCCGGCTGCATCCTTCGGTCCAGCGCCCTATGCCGACAAGGCGCTTCGTCCCGCCTAGAACGTTGCAAAGCTCATCCGCGGCCGCCCGATGCAGCCGGCCTTGCACGCACGGACGGCCATCCTCGCCCCCTTTCGGAGGTGTGTTGACCTTACGTTAGCCGTTCGTCTAACGTGAACGGATTAAGAACGTGGAGATTGGAGATGAGTGGAAAGAGCATTGAGAAGGAGAAGTTGGCCTTGCTCCGCCTGCTCCGAGCCATTGTTACCCTTCCGGCCGGTGCCGAGCGGCAAAGCCTTGTGCAGCTGCTAGCAGCAACTCCTTCTCTTGCTCTGTTAGCAGCACCAGACATGCAACGATTTCTGCATCCAGATCCTCGGACCTGCCGCTCGGGACCACGCCATCGCCCGTGATCAACCAGTGCTGGCTCACGCCCATCGCCTTTGCGATCTGTTCGACCTTCAGGGCGGTCCCGCCTATGCGGCGCCCGCTGTCCCGCGCCCTGATCCAGTTGCGGATTGTGTCTGGCGAGCCGGTGGCTTCGCGGCTCAAGCTGGAGATGGACACTCGCTCGCCGGCGTTGTTGCGCTCAGCAATCCATGCCTCGATCCGGTCTAGAACGGCTTTCATGTCCATACGGTATTTCTACCGCGCCGCATCTGAAACGGTATCGGTAAGAGAACCGTTGACATAGCGGTAATATAACCGATATTGGGCGGCATGCTCATGATCGACGACCTCCTCAAACAAGCAGACGCCTACAAGGAAGCCTTCGGCATCGACAGCGACGCCACGGTTTCTTACCGGGTGTTCGGCGACAGCAAAAAGCTCAGTGCTCTTCGGGCTGGCGCTGACATCACGGTCTCGCGCTTCAACGCTGCGATGGACTGGTTCGAGAAGAATCAGCCGACAGTGGTGGACGCCGATCGAAAAGAAAAGGGAGCAGCGTGATGACCTGCGCTGCCCCCTTCTCCCGTCATGAAATCGCTTCGTCATCAAAGCCTCTCGCCAAGGCACAAGATGGAGCGAACATGCGGAAAAATCCTGCCAATTCTGACGAGCACGCCAGAACGAGCCGAAAATGGTTCTCCAACCTGCTGCGCCGGGCCTTTCCGGCCAACTCCGAGGCTGAACTGGCCGAGCGCGCGGCGCCCGTGCTGGGTGTCAGCACCCGGCAGGTGCGCAACTGGCTGCGCGAGGATCACGATGCGTCCCTCCGCTACGTCACCGCCGTGATGATGATTGCGGGTGCGGAGGTGGTCTTCTCCCGGATGGAAAGCCGCCAGCCATGATCCGGGTCTGCTGGCACATCACCAGGCGCTTCTACGAGGTGCGGGCCAGCCGCGCCTCGTCCAAGGGCCTGACGGATAAGCATCGGCATCTGCAAGGAAAAGCCATGAAATATTCTTCCCTGATCGAGCGCTACGAGGCGCATCACACGAGCCCTGAGCCGCAGGAACGCCGCCTGCCGTCCGGCTGGTGGCTGATCGTGGCCGCGCTTGCGTATGCGCTCGTCTACGTCCTCGCGACATGGGCCGTCCTCGCATGAATACCGCCGCCGCGGCCGTGCCTGCCTTGGCCGCGGCCACTCAGCCGGGGGCGCTCGCTCCTTCTGCCCCCGGCCTTTTTCGTTCGGCGCCGCCCTCCTCCCCGGGCTGGATCGCCGCGAGCCGGGGCGCGGTGGCGCCGATCCCCCGGCAGCCATTCAGGGGGCAGACCATGATCCGAGAGGCGGTCGCTTTCACCATGTCGATCGACGTGGAGCATCCGGAGGCCGCGTCCGAATGACTGCGCCCCTGCACCCCTTGCCGCCGCCCCGCGTCCCGGACTGGACCGGGCTCCGCGCTCATCCTGCCCGCGATGCGGGGCTACTGCATTTCGGCGCCGGCCCGGCGCTGGTGGCGCGCCGCGCGAAGCTCGGCCGGCCGGTCTATCTCGCCACGCCCTACAGCTTGCGAGCCGTGGGCCCGGACGGCCGATGGTCGGCAGACATGTCGGCTGCGGCCATGGGCGATGCCGGGCGCGAGATCGTGCGGCTGCAGCAGGTGGGCGTGACGGCGATCTCGCCCGTGGCGCTCTCGGGCGTGGCGGTGCATGCAACGCTCTATCCTCGGCCCGTGCTCGATCCGCTCGATGCGGCGCTCTGGGCCGACTGGTGCCGCCCGATCCTCGATAGCTGCTCCGCCGTCGTGGTGCCCGACATCCGCGGCTGGTCGCGCTCTCTCGGCATCTGGCACGAGGTGCGCGCCGCGCTCGCGCGCCAGACCTCGGTCTTCATCTATGCGGAGGGGCCGGAGCAATGATCCACCGCGGAAAGATCACCAGCGAGGCCGAGCTGCGCCGGCTGTGGGCGGACCCGAGCCTCAGCATCTCCGAGATCGGGCGCCGGCTCGGCATCAGCTATCAGGCGGTCCAGCAGCGGGCTGCGCTGCGCGGGCTCGGGCCCCGACCGGTGGCGCCCAACGAATGGGCGCGCTGGGTGCCGCCCAAGGACTTCGCCGAGATGTGGCGCGCGGGTGTGAGCCTCAGCGACATGGAGAAGGCCTTCGGCGTAGCCCACAACACCATCACGAAAGCGGCCCGGCAGATGAAGCTCGGGCGCCGGCGGATCTGCCGCTGGAGCGCGCTGCCGCTCGCCGAGTTCCGCCTCCGTCAGCGCCTCGCCGCGGCCGCCGCCGAAACGCGGGCGGCAATGGATCTGCGCGAGATGGTGGACCGTCCCTATTACGGCAAAAAGCGCTGCCGCAGTGAGACGAGGGCGGCATGACGCCCGAAGACGCCGCCCGCGCCGCCCTGATCCGCACGCGCTGCCATCCCGCGCGGATCGCCGAGATCGTCGCCGAGGTCGCAGAGGCGACGGGCTGGGAGCCGCAGGAGATCACCGGCGCGCGCGTGTTTCCGGGCCTTGTCCAGGCCCGCGACCTCGCCTGTTTCATCGCGCGTCGCGAGGGCTTCTCGCTGACCCAGATCGGCAACGTCCTGCGGCGCGACCATTCCAGCATCAGATCGGCGCTGCAGCGCGAGCAGCGGCGCCGGGGAGGGACATCATGACAGCGCACCCGCGCTCCGTTCCCGCAGGATCCGCGCCCCGGCTGATCGAGGCCGGGCACCTGCCGGACTATCCGCTGGACCCGAACCAGCGGCTCACGACGCACTTCTTCATGGCCTGGCACCATGACCGGTGGCTGAACAGCCGCTTCCGGCTCTCGGCGCCGCCCGATGTGCGCGGCCTCGCGTTCGACCTCTTCTGTCTGAGCCAGAAGCAGACGCCGGTCGGCACGCTGCCCGATGACGATGTGCAGCTGGCAGCCCTCCTCATGCTCGACCTGAAGGCCTGGCAGTCCTACCGCTCGCGGGACTGGTCGCCGCTCTACAAATGGGTGCCCTGCCAATGCGACGGCGAGGTGCGCCTCATGCACAGCGTCGTGGTCGAGATCATTCTGGAAAGCCTGAGCCTGCGCGAGAAGCGGCGCGTCGAGGGCGAGACCGGGCGGCGCCGGAAGCGCCTCGCGCGGCTCCCGGACCAGATCCTCGATGCCGGCGGCACGCGGAAGATGGCGGCCGATCCGGGGCTTCTCGAGCGCATCGACAGCTGGCTCGTCCAGTTCTGTCCCGGCAACCGGACCCGCGACATGGTGCGCCGCGCGCTGGAGGCGGATGCGCTGGCGCAGGCCGACACCGTGCAAGGGATTGGTGCGTAACGGTTAATTCTGTCCGCCGGACAGAATGGGGACAGAACGGGACAGAATGCGGACAGAACCGGACAGAACCGGACGGAAGCGGCCGCCTCGGGCCGAATTCTGTCCGGCGCATAAGACAAGACAGAGACAAGACAGAACAGAGTTCCGAAACGCCCGGAACCGGTTGGCGAAGCGGCAGGCGTGGCAGTGCTGAGAAAGGGAACGGGGCCATGAGTGGAGCGAAGGCGGAAGACCGGGCGCGGGTGAAGGCGCTGGTGGTGGATCGGCTCGAGCAGGCCGGGATGGCGCGCAAGCGCGGTGTGTCCGCGGCGGTGCATGAGGCGACAATGGGGCGGATCTGCGAGCGCCTCGCCTACATGAGCGACGACAACCTCATGACGCTGGCCGAGACCCTGCTCGACAGCGCGCCGGATGGCGTCTGGCCGTCCGAGCTGGTGATCCGCGAGTTCGCGCGGGGCCTCCAGGAGCCGCCCGCGGCGGAGCGGCGGATCGTGACCAGCTGGCTCGCGTCGATCGAGGGGCCGAAGGCAGAGGCGGGCGGACATCTGGTCGAGCTTTACCGCTGGCTCCTGAAGCATCCGCGTCCGCCCATGGCCATGGACATGCGCGGGATCCGGGAGCAGGCGGCGGAGAACGCCCGGCGCTGCGAGCTGACCCGCGACCGGATCGACCGGGAGACGGCGAGCCCGGAGGATCGGGGCTGGCTCGAGCAATATCTGCGGGATCGGGATGCGGCCCGCGCGCTGGTCGATGCCGGGCGCGGACGCAAGGACGAGGAAGGGACGGCGGCATGATCGGGCGGGCGGTGGATATGCGGCAGGCACGGAGGGTGGCGCCGGCGCGGCGGGAGATGTCGATCGAGCGCGCGCTTGTCTGGGCCTTCCAGACCGAGTGCGCCAGCGTCGACTTCGCGGAAGAGGCCGCGCCCGACAGCTATCGCCGGGCGATCTCGTCGGCCTGGCTGGTGGCGCAGCGGGGCGCCATCGGGTGCCGGATCGACGGTGGCGGGCACTCCCTTCCGGCTGACGATGCCGAGATGATCGCCTCGGCCGTGGCGGCGCTGCCGCCCGAGCATGGCGGGCGCGGGATGGCGGTGAAGATCGCCAGCCTCGCGCGCGCCAGCATGCGGCCCGACTGGATGCCCGACGCGCGCCCGCGTTGCGTGCCGCGGGAGTGGCATATGAACCCTCACGGGAGGCACGCGCGCAAGGAAGTGGTCGGGGAGTTCACTATCGAGCATCGCGGGCGGAAGCTCGTGCGGAAGATCGAGGCCTGTCCCGTCACCTACGTGCCGAGTCAGGCTCAGATCGCGGCGGCTCGCCGCGAATGGCTCACCTGGTGGGGAGCGCTGCTGCATCTCGGCCACGAGATCAACTCGATGGGCCTTCTTGAGACCATCGCGTTGACCAGGGACATGCCGCCCATGACGCCATGGCGCGCACAAGAGGGTTGACAGAAGTTAGCCCTGTTGACATTTTGCAGGCGGACCGAATGGCGCCCGGAGAGCAGATGCTCCCCGGGCGCTTTGCGTTTCGGGGGTGCCGATGGACCTGTCTCTTCGCATGGCGGATGGCGGGATCGGCCAGGCGCTGGCGCAGCTCGGCGGACCGGATCTGCGCCGGGCGGTGAGCTGGGCGCTGAACGACACGGCGCAGGATGTGCTGAGCCATGTGCAGGAGCGGATGGGGCAGGTCTTCGACCGGCCGACGCCCTTCACGAAGAACGCCTTCATGGTCTGGCGGTCGAGCCCGCAGACGCTCGAGGCGGCGGTGCAGGAGCGCCCGAGCGTGGGCGCCCGGCATTACCTGAAGGTGCAGGAGCGGGGCGGGCCGCGCGGCCGCACCGGGTTCGAGGCGCTCCTCGACCGCAGGCTCTCGTTCGCGGGCGACCTCCGCTCGGTGATCCCGGCCGACAATGCCCGGCTCGATGCCTACGGCAACTGGTCGCGCGGCGAGCGCAATCAGGTGCTCTCGGCGCTGCAGGCGCAGGGCGATGCGCGCGCCAACACGACGGCAGGCTCGAAGAAGCGCAACCGGCGCCGGGCCAGCTACTTCGTGCCGAAGGCAGGCCTCACGCCGGGGGTCTACAAGCGCACGGCCGGCGGTCAGCTGGGGATCGTGGCCGTGCTCTCGCCGAAGGTGCCGGTCTATCAGCAGCGCCTGGGCTTCTACGAAGGCGCCGAGGATGTGGCCCGGGTGAAGCTGCCCCAGCACCTCGGGCGGACCCTCGGTCGGGCGTTCGCCAAGCGGTTCGGGGGCTGACCCCCTTCGGGTCCTCCCCCCGAGGGGTCCGCACGCGGGTAATTCGCACCCCGTCACAAATCGGACCGCCCGATCCCGCCGGGGTGCGGGTTGCGGTTCTTGTTGTTGTTTCTAGAGGAGAAAGCCTGTGCTGACCACCGTCACCCTCGTTGATGGGAGCGTGCTCGACCACGCGGCCTGGCCGCTTCCCGAGGGGATGGAGGACGGCACCCTCAACCGCGCGCAGCTCGCCCGCGCCTTCTCGGTCTCCGAGAACACGATCACCAAGTGGATCTCGCAAGGGATGCCGGTCATGTCCGACGGGCAGAACGGCGTGGCCTACGAGTTCCGCCTCCGGCACTGCTACGCCTGGCGCATGGAGCGCGATGCCCGTGCCCGCGCGGCCAAGGCCCAGGGCGACAGGCTTGCGGCGCAGGCGGCGCTCGCCTTCCGCAACCTCGACGAGGATCAGGCCGAGGAGGAGGCGGAGCTCACCGCCGACGATCTGAAGAAATGGTCCGAGGCCGAGTATCACCGCAACCGGGTGGCCGAGCAGCGGGGCGATCTGGTGCGCGCAGGCCGGATGCGCGAGCTCCTCGAGGAGCTGATGGTCTCCTTCGGCAACGCGCTCGACACGCTGCCGGACTTCTGCGAGCTGAACTTCAGCCTCTCGGCCGAGCAGGTGGCGAAGCTGCAGGAGCGCTGCGATGCGGCCCGGATCGACGCGCGGGCACGGATCGAGGCCGCGCTCCTGCGGCCCGGCGAGGTCGTGGCCTTCCTGCAGGCCACGCCGGAGAAAGCGAAGCGGACCCGGATGGAAGATCTGCAGGCGGCCCGGCGGCCGCTCGGCCTGCCCGAGATCGAGGCCGGGAACTATCTGATCGCCTGCCTCACCGTCGAGGACGGTCTCGGCTGGTGCGCGACCGATCCGATGGGCGGGCTCGCCCCGCATTCGTGGGCCGAGATCGAGGCCTACGGCCGCGCGGCCGGCCTCGATCTCGAGCCATGGGAGGCGCGCCAGATCCGCGCCATGTCGGCGGCCTATGTCGCAGGCCGGATCGAGGGCCGGAAGAAGAACGGCGTGGCGCCCACCTTCTCCGGCGGGGAGGCCGCCCGGAAGCGCGAGCTAGCTCAGGCCATCAGGGCGCAGATGCGGCTGGCGCAGGCGCCAGCGTGACAGTCCGCAGCCGGCCGCCCTTCGGGGCGGCTTCATCGTGAGGAACCCAATGTCCATGTCCAATGTCGGCGCGATGAAGGCCACCCTCGGCCTCGACGTCTCGCAGTTCGAGAACCGCGCCCAGTCCGCCGGCCGGACGGCAAAGCAGATGTCCGACGCCATGGCCCGGGCGTTCGAGGTTGCGAAGGCCTCCGCCATGGGCGGTGCCCGGAGCTTCGAGGAGCTGCGGGCGTCGATCGATCCGACCTTTGCCGCGACGCAACGCTATGCCGCCATCCAGCGCGAGCTCGCGGGGATGGTGGAGAGCGGCGCCGCCAGCCAGCGGGCGGCGAACCTCGTCCTCGAGCAGGCGGCGGCGAAGTACATGGGGGTGGAGACGGCGGCCGAACGGACGGCACGGGCGCAGCGGGAGACATCTGCCGCGGCGGATGCGGCCGCCCGCGGCTATACCTCGCTCCGGGCGCAGGTCGATCCGCTCTATGCGGCCTCGAAGCGGTACGAGCAGGCGCTCGAGACGCTGAATGCGGCGCAGGCGGCCGGGGTCATCGGCGATCAGGAGCGCGCGCGGACGCTCAAGCTGCTCGACGCCCAGATGATCTCGGCGGATCGCGCGACGACGGCGGCCACCCAGGGCATCGGCCGGTTCACGCCCGCGATCACCAACGCCTCGTTCCAGGTGCAGGACTTCGCGGTGCAGGTCGCCTCGGGTCAGTCGGCGATGATCGCCTTCACCCAGCAGGCGCCTCAACTCCTCGGCGCCTTCGGCTTCTCCGGGAAGCTGGCCCTGATCGGGGCGGGCCTCGGGACGATCCTCGCGATCGGTGCCGCCCTTGTGCCCGTGTTCCAGCGCATGGCCGCCGGGACCGCGGGACTGAAGGAAAAGATCGACGATCTGACGAAGTCGGTGGACGGCTACAAGAGCGCCTCGGCACGCGCCCACAAGTCGGCCATGGAACTGACCGCCGAGTTCGGCGCCAACGCTACGAGTGCGCGGGAGGCCTACGCCGCCCTGCAGAGCCTGGCGCAGCTCACCGCTGTTCAGGATCTCCGCAAGGCCATGGAGGGCATCGGGGATGCCATTCCCTCGTCCTTCGGCCGCCTCATATCGCAGCTGGATGCCACGGGCCGCGTGGGCGCGCAGGCCGCCGCCAACCTCCGCACCCAGTTCGGGCTGACCGCGGAGGAAGGGAAGCGCCTCGCCGAGGCCATCCACGCCGTGGGGGCCTCCTCGGGCCCCGAGGAGGCGGCAAAGCGCGCGGCCGACCTCCATCGGACGATGGTCGACGTGTTCGGAGCGGTCGAGGCCATTCCGCCCGAGTTCCAGACCCTCGCGCGCCTCGCGGCCGAGGGCAATGTCGCGGCCCTGCAGTTGCTCGGGACCATGAACGGTCTGACCGGCAGCATTTCCTCTGCGGCATCGGAAGCGGCGCGGCTGGCGGCAAACCTCGGCTCCGCGGCCAACAGCGCCGCGGCGGAGGCCTCGCGCCAGATCTCGATCGTCGACGCGCAGATGGCCGCGATCCGCGCCGGCCAGGACGAGGTGATCGCGGGCAAGCGCGCAGCCATCGAACTGGATAGGCAGGCCTATGTGGCGGCGAAGATGGCGGCGGGCATGGATGCGGACCGCGCGGAGTCTCTCGCGTCGCAGGTCTTCGCCTCGCAGGAAGTCCTCGCCGTCCGGGAAGAGGAGCTGCGGGCGATGCAGAAGGCCCGCTCGGAAGCCGAGAAGGCCGCCAACGGAGGCGCGAAGGCGGCTGCGGCCGAGGCGAAGGCGCTGGACAAGAACGCCCGGAAATACCTCGAGATGATCGACCCGATGGAGAAGTATCGCCGGAAACAGGCCGAGCTGAAGAAGCTCCTCGATGCCGGCAGGATCTCGGCGGACCAGTATCGGCGGGCGCTGGCAGAGATCGCGGCCGAGATGGGCGAGAACAACCCCGTGTTCGAGGAGTTCCGCAGCGCCGTCGGGAGCGCTGTCGACTGGATGCTCGACGGCTTCCGCGGCGGCTTCGACGGCCTCCTCGATATCGCGAAGAACACGCTGCGACAGATCATCGGCATGTTCATGACGAACAGGATCACGCTCTCGCTCGGCCTCGGCGTCTCTGGCGCGGCCGCAGGTGCGGCCGGGGCTGCCGTCGCGGGCGCGGGCGGCATGGGCACTCTCGGCGCGCTCGGCGGCATCGCGAGCGGGATCAATGCGGTGCTCGGCGGCATCGGCGGCGCGCTTTCCGCCTTCGGCACCGGCGCCTGGGGCGCGTTCTCGAACTTCGCAACGGGCGGCCTGTCCGGCGGTCTGGCCTATATCGGCAGCTCCCTGAACTTCGCCACGAGCGGCCTTGTCGGCTTCGCCCAGGCGGCGGGCGCGATCCTCGGCCCCATCGCGGCCGTGGCCGCGGCCTTCTCCTTCTTCGGCTCGAAGACGAAGCTCCTCGATGCTGGGCTGCGCGTCACCGTGCGCGAGCTGAATGCGATGGTGGAGAGCTACCGGAAGGTGGAGAAGTCCCGGTTCGGCGGGCTCTCGAAGTCGCGGAGCACGAGCTACGGCCTCGCGGATGGCGCGGTGGCGGGCCCCATCGTCAAGGCCGTGAGCCAGATGCAGGCCTCCGTCATGGATGTGGCGGACACGCTGGGCATCGGGGCGGAGGCCTTCAAGGGCTTTGCCGCCTCGGTCAGATTCTCGACCAAGGGCCTGTCGGACGACGAGATCGGGGCGAAGCTGCAGGAGAAACTGACCGAGCTCGGCGACGACTTCGCGGCGCGCGCCTTCGGCTATGTCGGGAAAAACGACCAGGCGATCAAGGATCTCGAGAAGCGGATCGCGGAGGGCACCTCCGAGGCAGTCGTGAGCGGGCTCAAGGGATCCATCGGCAACAAGATTCTCTCCGCGTTCTTGGGTCGGAAGCGGCAGGGCGACCTAGCCGACCTGATCGCAGGCAACACGCTCGTCTCGACCCGCCCCGAGCTGGCCGCTCTGGTGAAGGAGGGCGAGAGCTTCGTCGAGGCGCTGCAGCGGCTGAGTGCGGCCATGTCCGGGGTCAACGGCGTCATGGACACGCTGGGCATGAGCTTCCGGGCGGTGGACATGGTGACCGCCGGCATGGCCTCGGATCTGGCCGCCCTCTTCGGCGGGCTCGAGGGGCTCGTCTCCGCCACCTCCTCCTACTACCAGGCCTTCCATAGCGAGTCCGAGCGGATGGAGACCGCGACCCGGCAGGCGACCGAGGCGCTGGCCAAGATGGGCGTGGCGCTGCCCGAGACCCGCGCCGAGTATCGCCGGCTGGTCGAGGCGCAGGACCTCACCACGGAGCGGGGCCGCGAGCTTTACGCGGCCCTCGTCGGCATGGCCGGCGTCATGGACCAGATCCTGCCGAGCGTGGCCGGCCTCTCGGCCGAGCTGGCGGGCCTCGTGGGCACGATCACCACCGATCTCGACGGCATGATCTCCGGCGCGGCCGAGGCGCAGCGGGCGGCGGCCGCGGCGGCGAAGGGCTGGTATCAGGTCACGCTCTCTCTGCGGTCCTATATCGGCGACCTGCGCTCGGCCGCCTCGGAGCTGATCTCGCCCGCGGTCGCGGCGGCGCAGTCGCAGGCGCGCTACCAGACGATGCTGGCGAGCGCGATGGCGGGCGATCAGGAGGCGGCCAAGGCCGTCTCCGGCGCGGCCTCGGCCTATATCGACGCGGTGCGCGGGCAGGCCCGGTCGGCGGTGGATGTGGCGCGCGCGCAGGCGCAGGTGCTCTCCGATCTGCAGCTCCTGCAGGGCGTGACCGGCCTCGAGGGCGCGAAGGAGGATGTGCTGGCCAGCCTCTACCGCGAGCAGGTCGATCTCCTGACCGAGGTGCGGGATTACCTCGCGGGCGGCGAGGCGCTGAAGCCCGAGCAGATCGCGGCGCTGAACGCGCAGCTGGGCAGCCTCGAGGGCGCCATCGCGGCGGCGAAGGAGATCAGCTACGCCGCGCTCCGCGAGCGGATCGATGTGACCGTGGGGCTGATGGCGACGGCGGACATTCCGGCCGACCTGCGCCGCATCCTGAAGAATGCCACGAGCGGGGTCGAGGTCTCGCTCGACATGGTGCTGCGGCGGATGGATCTCACGCCGGATCTGGTCTGGATCGCGGCGAAAGCCTCCTCCGACCACCTCGCGCGGATCGACTATCTGGCGAAGACCGACGCGCTGCCCGACGATCTGCGCGCCCTCGCCGCCGTCCGCGTGGCGCAGTCGGTGCGCAGGCTCGCGCTGGTGATGGACAGGCCCGCCTCCGATCTCGGCATGGCGGAACTCCTCAGGGCCCTCGGCGCCAAGGGCGGCCGGATCACGCTCGGCGGGAGCTTCGCCTTCGACCCTTCGACCGGCTTCTCGACCTGGTTCGAGACCACGACCCGCACCATGCTCACTGCCCCCATGGGCGCCCTGCGCACCGCGCTCGACGATCTGAGGGACGCAATCCTCGCCCAAGAGCGGGCGGCCGGGCAGCGCGAGCGCGGGGCGGCGCTCGCGGCCTATGCCGGCGGCCTCGCGACGAACGCGGCCGGCGACATCCTCGCCACGGATGCCCAGATCGGCGCCATGGCCCGGAAGGCGGGCATCGACACGACCGGGAAGACCACGGCCCAGATCATGCGGGCCATCGAGGGCTTCTCGGCCACCGACGGGATCGAGACGATCCGCCGGCTGCCGGGGAGCCTGAAGGACTATCTCTGGGGCATCTTCCAGCAGCGGAAGGGCCGGATCCCGCTCGATACCGCCGATTATCTGCGGCTCTACCCGGACGTGGCGGCCGACGAGTATGGCTACGACCCGACCATCCACTACCGCAACCACGGCCGGGAGGCGATCCTCGCGGGGCTGCGCCCCTTCAGGCCCGAGGTGTTCGACTGGTCGGCCATCGGTCTCGATGTCCCGGGCTTCGCCGCGGGCGGGCTGCATGCGGGCGGCCTGCGCCTCGTGGGCGAGCTCGGGCCCGAGCTGGAGGCCACCGGCCCGAGCCGCATCCACAGCGCCGGGCGGACTGCCGACATCCTCGGCGGCGCCGCCATGGGCGCCACCGAAGTGGCAGGCGCCGTGCGCGATCTGCAGGCCGAACTGGTGGCTCTGCGGGCCGAGAATGCCCAGATCGCGCGCGAGCTCGCAGAGATGAAGGTCTGGGCCCGCAAGGGCGCCGAGGCCTCCACCGCCACCGCGAAGGACCTGCGCCGGATCGGGACGGTCGGCGTGCGGATCGACCCGACGGAGGCCGTCTGATGCGGATCATCCTGCCGACCCCGGTGACGCCGGCGGCGCTTCTCGCGAGCAACATCCCCGAGGACGATCATCCCGCCTGGGGCGCAGGCCAGACCTACGCCCGCGGCGCCCGTGTGGTGGCCGAGCACGGCGTCTGGGAGAGCGTGGCCGACGGCAACACGGGTCACGATCCGGCGGCGGATGCGCTCGGCAGCTGGTGGCTCCGGATCGGGGCCACCAACCGCTGGCGCGCTTTCGACGAGCGGATCGGGGGCCAGACGGTCGGCGGCCCCACCATCGCCTATTCCATCCGGCTGCCGCGCACGCTGAACCGCCTCGCCTTCTTCAACCTCGATGCGGCTTCGGTCCGGGTGACGGTCACCACGCCCGCGGGGGTGACGATCCACGACAAGGCGGTGGGTCTCGTGGCGCGCGATCCGGTGGGCACCTTCTGGGAATATGTCTTCACCGAGTTCGCCTTCACCCCGAACCTGATCGTGGCCGCCCCGCTTCCCGCAGGCGCCACGCTCGACATCACGGTCACGGGGGGCGCCGTCACCCGCGTGGGCGAGATCGTCATGGGCCGCGACACGCCGGTCGGGACCACGGTGGCCGGCACCGGCCTCGGCCTCGTCGACTATTCCGTGAAGCAGCGCGACGAATGGGGCGGGCTCTATATCGTGCCGCGCCCCGTCACCCGCACCGTCTCGCTGGCCTTCCAGGTCCCGCTCGAGGATCTGGCTCCAGCTCCTCCCAGAAGGCAAAGATCGCCCGCGCATTCAGCGCAGATCCCCAACCCAGCCTCGAAAAATCGGCCCGCTCCAGATCCCCCTCAAGACGGCGCAGAAACAGACGACGGTCCGCGTCCCGCTGAGTCGGGTTCCGGGAATCGGGGCCGGAGCGAGTCGCAGCCAGGATGTTCCAACCGACTCGGGCCCCGGTCAGGAGACGTGAGACCGCTTCACCCCTTGGAAGGCCTCCGCCCAGATCCCGGTCAGAGAGCCCGGCCCGGATCCGTCTCCACCGAAACCACGACCGACAGGCCCGGAGCCAGATGCTCGCCCCCCTCCTGA